CATCAAAATAATTTTTATAGTGATTATATTTTTCATATGAATCAAAAAAATATAATCCTTTTATACTCATAAAAAATTTAATATCATAATTGGGAGTATCATTTATTAAAAATTCAAATGTAGGTTCATTAAATTTATTATAATGACATTTATAGTTTAATATTTCTCCTATAAATTTATATTTTTGTTTACAGCATTTTATAATTAAATATAAATTTTTGAAATTTAAGTCAGTAGATTCTTTATGAAATGCACCAAAATGAATAGGAGATAATAATTCAATTATACAAATTTTATAATTACAATCTAATATTTTATTAAAATCATCATATAATAAATGTATAAAATTCAATTCTGTAAATGAGTTTATAAATTCATTATTATGATTTATATAACTATAAATATATAATTCTGGATTACTTAATATACAATAATCATCATTGATATACATTTTCAAATGATTTAAAAAATCTATAATTTTATATTCATTAATAATTCTTGTAATGTTAAATTTTAATATTTCTATATTATTATTATTGTTAAATATAGAAACAACTAAAAAAGTTGTTGGTAATAAGACAGTTGTTATATTTACATCTTCATTTATTATAATATCATCATGAATTGATAATATTTTATTATCAATTACTAATGAAAAATTATACAATATGTCATTATATATTTTTTCATATAATTTTTTTATTTTTAGATTTTCATCTGTATATGTTTTAATAATATCACCATTTATACCAATTAAATTTATGACAGTCATTGTTATATAATTAAAATATAATATATTACAATATTAAAATCAATTTTTTTTATATTTTAATTGGATTTATTAGTATTTGATTTAAGTTCTAATTATAGTATTATTTAGTATTTTAACATTTTATAATATTTATAAAACTAATTAAAATTTAGATATCTTTCTTATTATGGTATTATTTAAATATAAATATTATTATTTGATTTATTAAATTTATATATATGTTGTAATACATATCATATTGTATTAAATATAAAAAATATTTTTTATAATGCATAAAACTTATTAAGAAAAAAAACGTTTAAAATTTTATTTTTAAACCGATAATAAAAATTAAGAATTATTTATTAGTAAACTAAATAAATGCACATTGTTAGCTACTAATAATAATATTATTAATGATTACTAATAAATTTCATGTAATATTAGTTTTACAGATTTAAACCCTTGAATATTATTATTTAAGTATAGTTAGATATATATTAAAAATGAATATAATATAGAATTAACATAATATTTTTTTAATTTTTAAATTATTATAATATATAATAATTTAAAAATATTTATTATATATATATATATATAATGAATAATGATATTTATCATTATAAATATAATAAATATAAAAAATTATATTTATTAGAAAAAAATAAACAAGAAGGAGGTCTACAACGATTTCGTACTTTTATAGGTAGGAATTCTGCATCAGTTGCACCCGCACCAGTTGCACCTGCACCAGTTGCTACAGCACAACCCGTACCAGTTGCACCCGCACGAGTTGCACCCGCACGAGTTGCACCCGCACGAATAGCCGCTATACCCGGTGCAGCTGCAAGTTCCGGTGCAGCTGCAAGTTCCGGTACACTAACTGCAGACTTAGACAGAAAAAAACAGAAGTATTTAAAAATTTATAATTTAAGTTTAATAAATATCATGAATAAATTAAATAATGCTGATTATAAAAATGAAGTTTACAATTTAATTAATGAATATAAAATACGTGCAAAAATAACCAAAACATACCCACCCAACAATTTTGATACTTTAATATATTCTGAAAAAATAAAAACAACAAAAGAACTTTTGGAAAAATTTCATAGTGAGTTATTATCACTAGACAAATCATATAATAATGATACACCAGTATCATATATTTTAACAAATAATTAGTATTATATATTAATTAATCAAAAAAATAATATAAATATAAATTTATTAGTTCCTAAAATAGTTTCTTAATAATAAATTAAATATTGGTACATTTAAGTTTTCATTATTTATTTTATAATAATGTAAATAAAATTATTATATAATTATTATAATCATTTTTTTATATTTCAATTAGATTTATATAATTTTGATTTATAAATTCTAATTATAGAATATATAAATCAATAATTTTTATTCATTATTCTTTTTAATGATTATCTTTCAACCATTGGTCTTGAATTATTAATTTATTCCATAATTAATATTATTTTATTAGAACCATCTATAATATAAACTAATACTTTATAATTTCTTTCTTTAATGAATATTGTGTTTTATTAATATTTATTTTTTCTCATCAGACTGAAAAAGTATAATAAAATAAACTATTTAAAGAATTATTATAATATAATATGTTTATAGATTTCCCTCATAAAAACAAAAAAATCTATGTGCATAATCAGTGAGTTATTATTATTAAGAATAGCTGTTATTTCCGCTAATAGCTATTACAATTACTTGTAATTGTAATAGGGGCATTTAATAAGATGCCTCAAAAAGATGAGTATGTTAGACAATATTTTTAATATAGTTTAATATACTTTTTCTTACTAGATACTAAAAAATATTTATTATTTATAATATTAAATGATTTACACCCTTGGGTTCATAGCCTTTTATTATATTATTTATTAAATAATATTCATTAAATAATATTAAAAAGTAGTATTTAATATTATTTAATTTTCAGTTTTTCAGCATAGTGGTTTTAGATTATAATCCGGTTCATATGTAGAGTTGTTCCAAGGAGATACAACAAATTTACTGTTAGCAATTGTTCCTCTTATATCATAACTTGCATTTTTCAATGATTGACCGACAGTATTAATACCAATAACATATTTATCAGTATTAATTAGTTTATCATCATTTATATTAAATTTAGCTTGAGAAAAATCAGTATCAAACCATTGGTCATTAATTTCTTTAGGTAAATAATCTTTAGCATCATATTTTGATACATTGCCTTTATTTAAATCAAGAACTGGAGCAGTTTCTTGTGCAGGTAAATTAGGAAATTGATTATTAAATGCATTATCTAAGTTTGTTCCAAAATTTAAATTTTGGTCTTTTTTATCATCATATTCATATTGAAATAAATCTGATTGATCACTATTTATCATTGCAGCATTATTATTAGACATAACAGTTGGAGAAACTGTATTATTATCATACATAACAGTTGGAGAAACTGTATTATTATCATACATAACAGTTGGAGAAACTGTATTGGTATTTTGTTTTTCTTGCATTGAAATAACTAATGGATCTACTACTTTGTTATCAGTAGTAAATTTTTCATATTCAGCATAATCATTATTACTAACATATGAAACTTTATTAGAATATGAAACAGGTTCTTTTTCATCATCTGATGTTGGTCTTGTTAATAAATAAATTATAAATCCTAATACAAATAATAATACAATAGTAAAAATATTATTAGACACCATGTTAATATATTTTATCTTAGAAAAAAAAATTATTTATATTATTTTATATTTTTTAATTAAATAAAAAAATTGAATAAAATAACTTAAAGAATTAATTATCTTTAATATAAAACATATGAATATGAATATAGAGAAATATATGAGTATGAGTGATGAACAAATAGATAATTTATTATTAGGTCTTGATTTAGATATAACAGTAGATACTTATAAACAAGTATGTTGTAATAATTGTAGTAGTTATGATTTAGTAATAGATAATGTAAAAGGTCATATAGTATGTACTGAATGTGCTGTAATACAGGAAGAATTATTGGATAAAAATCCAGACATTATAAATTCAGAATCTGATACTAAAGATGCAAGATATGGTGCACCATCAAGTTATTTTTTTCCTAATGCATCAATGGGAACTAAAATTGTAAGTAAAGGATTTAATAAATTAAGCATGTTGCAGAAACAAGGTCAAATGCCATATAAAGAAAAAAGTTTAATGGATGTATTAGATGTTATTCAGAGTAAGTGTAAAAAATATAATATAACCCAATCAATAATAGATAGTGCAAAAATCTTATATAAAAAAATATCAGAATCAGTTCATAGTAAAGGAAAAAGAAAAGGGAAAAATATTATAATGAGATGTATTAATAGAAGATCTATGATTGCTGCTTGTTTATTCAATGCATGTAAATTACAAAAAGAAACAAGAAGTCCAAAAGAAATAGCAGAGATTTATGATTTAGAGATAAAACACGTAAATAGAGGTTGTAGGAAATTTTGTGATATAATAGATTCATATACATTATTTAATCAAATTAAGAATTCACAACCAGAAGATTTTATAGAAAGATTTGCAAAGAATTTATGTATTGATGAATTATATATTAATAAAGCCAAAGATGTATCAATTAATATTAATAAATTAGATTTGGCATCAACACATGAACCACCGTCAATAGCAGCAGGTTGTATATTATTAGTATGTGAACATTATAATATACAATTGTCTAAAAAAAGTATATCAGATATATTTGGCATATCTGATGTAACTATTTCAAAAACACATAGGAAAATTAAACCATATCAAAAAATTTTATTATCAAATAAAATAACAGATTTAATAATTGAAAAAAGAAATTTAATTAATGATAAATGCTAACATTGAGCAAAAATATTATCAATTAAATCATTAATATTATTTATAAATTGTATATTAAAATTATCATCAATTAAATTAGGATATTTATTTATAACATCTAAATAATCATTATAATTATCTTGAGGAATATAAACAACATTAATATTAGATTTTTTAGCACCAATTAATTTATAATATAAACCACCTATTTTTTTAACATTTCCCATTAAATCAATTTCACCAGAAACTGCAATATTATTTAATATTGGTATATTTAATATAATAGATATAAATGCACATACATAAGCACATCCCGCGCTTGAACCATTTTTTTTTATATTTATTGATGGTGTATGAACATGAAAACCATATTCAAAATTTTCTAATAAATATTTATCTAAATCATTATTTTTTTTACTAATATAAGATATTGCTACAGTTAAAGCACATTGTATAGATTCTTTCATAACATCACCTTGTTTCCCAGTAATAATAATATCAAATTTATTAGATGTTATATAATTTTTAGTTATTTGAATAGGCAATATACCTCCTTCAGGTAATATATTATTATCAAATAATAAACTATTATTAGATAATAAACTATTATTATGCATTATGTTGCTTTTATTATGATATAATAAATTATGTTGAGAAACATATAATGCATTAATAACTCCTACTAAATTAGTTTCATGAGTTTTAATAATTAAATTATTATTATTATTACCAAGAATTTTATGTATTATATCAATAGTTAATATAATATCTTCATTTCTAATATTAATATATTTATCAAGATTTAATGATAAATATATTTGTTCAATTTTGCGTTTAATAGATCTAACACCATATTCATTAGTATAATTTTCAATAATATATTGTATAATATCATCTTCAATAACAAGCCAATTATGATTAATATTAAATGATTTTAATATTTCAGGAATTATAAATTGTTTAACAATATTAATTTTATCAATAATACTAAATGGAGACATTTCAATTTGGATTAATCTATCTAATAATATAGGATCAATTAAATTAGGGTCATTATAAGAAAATATAATTATAACTTTATCAATTGGAAAATCTATACCTTGAAAGAATCTATCTTGAAATGATTTATTCATATTAGGGTCAGTTAAATGTATTAATATACTAGTAATTTCATTTGATATACCATGTTTTGAACATGTTTTATCTAATTCATCAAAATATAATATACCACATGCACTACCCATTTCAATCATTTTTTTAATAATTATTCCAGGTTGTGATCCCGAATAAGTATAACTATGTCCATGTAATAATTCCCCATCATTTTGTCCTCCTAATGTTATTTCTGCAAATGGTATATTTAAAGCGGTGCTAATAGATTTTGCTAATAATGTTTTTCCAATACCAGGAGGTCCAACAAATCCAAAACAATATCCATTACTATTATTACTAGTTAACCATTTACATATAATTTGTAATAAATATTGTTTTGCAGCATTATGACCATAAGATAATTTCATAAGATTATCAGATATAGATAATATATATTTTTTAATATCTTCAGGGTAATCATTATTATTATATACCCAAGGATAATTAATAATAGTTTTTATATATGTTAATTGTTTATAATAATCATTATTAGATAATTTCATTTCTTCTATTTTTTCTAATGCATAATTTTTTGCAATTAATGGAATATTTTTATGAGATAATATAATTTTTTTATAATCAATTTTAGTATTTGTTTCAATATATTCATTATTAATTGTTTTAATAGTTGATTTAATTTTTATTAATAGATTAAATGGTAATCTATTAATTATTGTTGTATAAATAATTGGTGATACTTTTTTTTCAAAAGTAATATCTAATAATAAAGAAGCCATATTAACAGAATTATTATTACCTAATAATAATAATAATATAACATAATATATATTTTTTATATTTAATGTAATATTGTCAGAAAGATATTTAGAAACTATTGATAAAAAATTTAATTTATTTAATGAATTATATTTATTATATTGTGAATATAAATAACTAATATAATCATTAACATTAAATTTATATATATTACCAATATAATCATACTTTATAAATTTTTTAACAAATTTAAAATTAATATCTTTAGCATGACTATAAATTAATGATATATTTTTGAAATATAATTTAAAATTATTTTCACAATTTTTATTAACTAATAATATATTATCATTCATAAAATAACCAGTTATTATTAAACAGTTATTATTATTAAATAATGTTAATTGTATTTTTAATTCTAATATATCATATTTATCAGGAATAGATTTATCAAATATATAATTATGATTATTACTATTTAATATATTATCTTCTTTTATTGATGTTGGTATAAATATTTTATCTATTTCTAATAATAATGAATAAACATCATTATTAATATTAAAATTTTTAAAAAAATTTCTTATTAATTTAATTATACTTGGATACCCAATATTACTAATAATATCAATTATATCATTATTATCAATATTATATAATTTATTCATATATGTTTGTTTTATTATTGTATCTATCATGTTATCTGCATATAATTTATCTATATGATTTTTTATATTTATAATATCTAATAAATTATTAATATTTTCCATAATATTTTATAGATTTAATTAATTATTAAATCTATAAAATATTATTTCATCCATAATATTTTATAGATTTAATTAATTATTAAATCTATAAAATATTATTTCATCCATAATATTTTATAGATTTAATTAATTATTAAATCTATTTATATAAAATATTTAAACATATGCAAAAAAGCACTTAAACAAAATTAGTGAGTTTGATTTAAAAAAATAATATTATATAGTTGTATATAATGCCTGCTAAGAGAAATACTGCTAATAAAACTACTACTTCAGAATTATCTACAAATACTGTTTTAGAAACACCTGCATCTGAACCAGTTGTAGAGAATAAAACTCCTGAACCTAAAGCACAACCTATGAAAGGAGGAAAACAAACTAAAACTCCTAAAACTGATTCTAAAGTTTTAGAAAAAGAACCAGTTTCAGAATCTTTACAAAAAGGAGGGAAAACTTCTAAAACATCAAAAGATGCTAAACTTACTAAAGCCCCTAAAGCCCCTAAAGCCAAAAAATCAAATAAAAAAGACCAATTAGGTGGTGAAGAATCAGAACTTGATAAAAAGATTAGGTCTTTCAAGGTAAAATTACCCCAAAAAGAAGATTACGAAGGAAGATTTACAGGATTAACACCCTATCAAGCAGCTAATAAAGCATTAAGTAAATATTTCAGAGAAACAAAAGAACCACTTACTGAAGTATCATTTAGTATTATAGAATCAACAAGAAAGAGTGATAAACATACATATTCTTATGTTGGACAAAGATATAAATTAGAAACACCAGTAGTATATAAAATTAAAGATGCTGCTGGTGAAAGTAGAGAAATTGTTAAAAATTATAAAAATCTATTAAAAAAAGTTAAGAAATCTGAACAATAAAAAAATTGAATATTATAATATATAATAAGTTATATATTACAATATTAAGTTCTTATTCAATATGAGTAAACATATTAAATTTGATGATTTTATTTCTATCCGTATTATAGAAATAGAGTCATTTGATATGGAAATGTTTGAAAGAAAAGCTAGATTAAATTATATTGATGCAAATAAGAGTAAATGGATATTTGAAACTGATGATGATAAATCTTGTAATTCATCTTTAGATTGTTGTAATACATTTTTAGATAATAATACATTTTTAGATAATAATACATTTTTAGGTAATAGTACATTTTTAAATAAAAATGCATCTATAGATGATAATACTCAAATTAATGATAAGACTATTACAACTAATTTTTTACCATCAAAATTAAGAGAATCTGAAATGTTATTTAGAAGGCAATCTATAAAAAATAAAACCAATGATTAAAATCAATAGATTTCTGAACAATTATTATTAAAATCATCTATATATTTTTTCCAAAATGTATTATCATCATTAGTATCATTATCATTTATAAATTGTTTTATATTATCTAGTAATAATTTTAATTTATTATTTATTATATTTTCATTATTAATTTCAGTATCTAAATAATTAATTAATGTTAATAATTCATCTTTATAATTAATAGTATCTTCTAAATTAGAATCTAAATTAGAATCTAAATTAGAATTTAAATTAGTATATTCTAAATTATAATCTAAATCATTAGATTCTAAATTAGAATCTTGTAATTTATTTAATAATGATAATAATTGTAAGTTATTCATTGTATTAAAATCATATTTAGTATTAGATATATTAGATATATTATATATTAATTGTATTCTTTGCATTTCTTCAAAATCATCAATATAATTATCATTATAATTGATATTATTAATAGTAATAGTTTTATTATCACCATTTTTTTTATTTATAATATTAATTGTAATAATTGAATTTACATCTATTTTATATTCAATTTCAATAATAGGATTAAAATCTATTTTATCTTTAGTAATTTCAATTTCTTTTATTAGATAATTATTTTTTGCTATATTTCTTTCACCTTGATATAATTTTATTTTTATAATATCTGAATCTGGTGTATCAGTTGTATATTTTTGACTCATTTTAGTAGGTAAGGGTGTATTTTTAGGAACAATAATTGAATATGTCCCATCTGCTAATTCAACCCCTAATGATAATGATAATATATCTAATACTAATATATCTTGAGATAAAGTATATTTATTAGTTAATATACCAGCATATAAACAAGCCCCATGAGATACAGCATATTCTATATGAGGATATAGCCAAGGTTTTATATTAAATATATCTTGTATAGTTGTTTGAATTATAGGAATTTTATTAGTTCCTCCAACTAATAAAATATAATTAATATCATATAAATTTTTAATATTAGTTAATGTTATTTTTAATTTATTTATTAATGATATAATCAATTTATTAAAATAATTTTGAGATATATTTATATCATCATTAATTTTTACTATTTCATTCTGAGATAATTCTTTTTTAATATATTCTGCATGTTCCCATAATATATTAAAATGATTCATTAAAATAAATGTAAAATTATTTCCACCTAAATTATTTATACCATAACTATGTACTATTTCAAATAAATTATCAGATTTTGAAAGAACTGTAAAATCACAAGTCCCACCGCCTATATCTATTACTAATATATTTTCATCATCTTTTAATGAATAATTTAATCCATATGCTATAGCCGCAGCTGTTGGTTCATTTAATATTCTTAAAATATTAATTCCTAATGATTCAAATTTAAATTTTATGATATTTCTTTGATTATCATAAAAATGTGATGGAACTGTAATAACAGCATTTATATTATCATATTTTATTTTATCTACAATATATCTAAAAAATATGTCTAATATATCATTATTATTATTAGTTCCAATATCTAATTTAAAACTATGAATAATATTATGACATTCATTAGGTATATCATTCCCACAATAATATTTATTATTATAATATCCTACTTTAGATGGAAATTCACTTATAATATCAATCTTATTATTATTAAATAAAGAAATAACTGTATATGATGTTCCAAAATCTATACCAATTAATGTATCTATCATTAATTATAATTAATATTTTATTATTAATCAAACTTAATTTTTCCTTTTTCATTTATATATCCAACTATTTTATATGGTTTATCATTTTTTATATTATATACTTTTTTAATTTTATTATCTATATAATAATATTCTTTCTTATATAATACTAATTCATAATCATCTTCTTCGTCTTTATATTCTTCTTTTTTATATTCTTCTTTATCAGTTTCTTCTTTAATATCTTTTTTAATATCTTCTTTAATATTTTCTTTAATAGTTTCTGTTTTAATTTCTTCTTTAATATCTTCTTTAATATTTTCTGTTTTAATATCTTCTTTAATATTTTCTTTAATAATTTCTGTTTTAATATATTTTTCTTCTTCTTGAATAAATTTTTTAATATCTATTTCTTCTTTATTATTATTTTTATTTTTTAATTTAGAAAGTTGTGATTCTAAAATTTTAATATAATTATTTTTGAGTTGTAGTTCTTTATTAGTTGATATTAATATAGATACTTTAGAAAATCCTTCTAAATCGGAAGTTTTTTCATATAGTTGTTCATTTAACATTTTAATAGTATTTTCTAGAGTTGAAATTAAATTATTTTTTTCTTTAATAGTATTTTCTAATAATATTAAGTTATTATTAATTTCTTGAATAGAATTTTGTAAATTAGTAATTAATGATAATGTAGATGTTAAAATATCCATTATTTATATATAAAAAATTGTTTTTATAATATATTAATATCAATTTTTTTATATAGTATGGAAACAAATTATATTGAGATAGAATATTTAAAAACTAAAGTTAAAATATTAAGGTATATATCAGAATCTAATAAAAACTTTGAATTAAGATTAAATTATATAAATAAATTAGAAAAACATAATATACCATGGGATGAAGCTAATAAATTATCATTATTATGGTATAATATTAAATTTAAAAAGTGTAAATATAATAAAGATTTATATATAACAGCATTAAAATATGATAAATAAATACTATTTTTTAATCTTCATTTTCTAATTTTATTTTTAGAATATGATTTATAAATTGTTGAGCTTCTTTTTTTATTATTTTCAATTTCTTTTTCTAATTATTTAATGATTATATATTCATAAATTGCTTGAATATTCATTTTTAATTAAATAATATAAAATTAAATTATTTTTTTATTGATTTGCAATCCAATCTTTATTAATTTTATAATTTGATACATATCTTGAATTATCCCAATTTTTTAAAGGAATATAATTACTTCCCATATCAAAATCACATACTTTACAAGGTGTTGAATTTATACATACAGGTGGTTGTTTCATTGGAACAGTCCATTTATCAGTATTTAATATAGCATAATCATTTTGCCATTCATTTGCTATTTTATCACCTATTGGTTTATAAAAATCTTGTGATAATTCATTATATATATTATCATTTTGAATTTTAATATTAGAATTGTTATATATGTATTCTAAGAATTTTATTCCGTCTGGTATAGTTATTACTCCAGATTCTATTTTTAATTTTAATAAATTAATATCTTTTTGATTTATTAAATTATTTTTTTGTAAAATATTAAATAATAACATAAAATATTTAATTAATTTATCATTATTTGTTATATTTGATTGATATAAATTTGTATCTAAATTAGGAAAAATTAACTCAGCAGAACCTATATTAGATTGGTCTATACCAGTTTGTCCCATATTAAATTGTCCTAAATTAAATTGTCCTACATTAGATTGTCCTACATTAGGTTGTTCCATATTAAATTGTCCATTATATTGTCCTACATTAGGTTGCCCTACATTAAGTTGTCCATTAGATTGTCCTACATTAGATTGTCCAACATTAAATTGTCCTACATTAGGTTGATCCATATTAAATTGTCCTACATTAGATTGATCCATATTAAATTGTCCTACATTAGATTGTCCATTAGATTGTCCACGATATTGTCCATTATATTGTCCATTCAATTGTCCATTAAATTGTCCCATATTAGATTGTCCCATATTAGATTGTCCCATATTAGACTGTCCATTAGATTGTCCCATATTAGATTGTCCATTAGATTGTCCCATATTAGATTGTCCGTTAGATTGTCCGTTAGATTGTCCGTTAGATTGTCCAATATTAGATTGTCCGTTAGATTGTCCGTTAGATTGTCCGTTAGATTGTCCGTTAGATTGTCCGTTAGATTGTCCCATATTAGATTGTCCGTTAGATTGTCCCATA